CTGACTCTGTTGGCGAGCGTGTTGATTGTCACACATTAGTGGACCACCATGGACGCCAGTAACATCAACCGCTTGTTGCGAATCATCACCGACACTAACATTTAGAGAAACATATTCGCCCTCCTTAAGTGTGCGGTATTGGCTATGTTGAGTTTTGATGTGCGACTGATGGATAAACACATCAACTTCTTCAGATTTTTCATTATCCCAGATTGTAATAAACCCATATCCAAGTTTGGATCTAAACCATTTCACCCTTCCAACATGAGTTCCATAGGAATCGGTAAAAACTGGTACGTTCGAGGCAGGAGTTTCCATTATAATTATATAAAGTAGTATAACTTTAAATATAAATATAAATTAACTAATTCTGTTTAATAAGTTGAAAAAATAAAAAAAAAAAATATAGTTGTAATATGAATAATTTATTTATTTTACTATTTTTTGTAGTTTTAATTATAATTTATAGTCAATATATATTTATTAATAAACCAAATAATACATATGAGATCCTTCAAGGGAATAATCCAATAAAAGATGAATATGAAACCGTTTTAATAAATAAATCAGTTGCAGTATTTACAAATATTTTTACAGATTTGGAAGCTGGACAACTAAACGGAACTAATAATGAAAACAAAAAGATACTATTTGATTATTTCAAATACTATCATCTACCTATTTCATTTACATATAATTTTAAAATAGAAAGTGAAGAACAAGATTCATATAAACCGATTGTTAAGGTAAATAGTTATAGGTTTTTGAAGGTAAATTTAAAGGGTATGAAAAAAATTATAATATTTAACCCGTTACAGGAACCTAACTTATATATACATAATGGTTATAGTAATTTAGATTTTTGGAGTAAGGATAAATCAACAGTACCTAATTTTTTCAAGTTAAAATATATTGAAGTTATACTAAAGGAAAAACAAATGATTTATATACCTTATGGATGGTGGTATTCTGAATATAACCTTTCAGATACTTTCTCTGTTTCAAGTAATTCTGAATCATTATTTTCATATTTATTAAAAAAATAATTTGATTATTTAAAGTTTTAGTATATAAATTATTCTATAATGGGTTTTCAAATTATTGTTGCTTGCTGCAATAAAAATGGTATTGGTAAAGGTAATACTATCCCGTGGTATCTTAGTGGGGAACTAAACTATTTTAAAAAGGTAACAACTCATACAACTACAACTATTTATAAAAATGTGGTTGTAATGGGAAGAAAAACTTGGGAATCTATTCCTGAAAAACACCGACCATTAAGCGATCGTATTAATATTGTTCTAACAAGAAATCTAGATTATAAAGTTCCTCATGGTGTATTTACTTGTAACTCTCTTGAAGAAGTTGATACCGTTATTAATTCTATAGATAATAGTAGTAAAACCAATGTATTTTTAATTGGAGGAGGTTCTCTTTATAAAGAATGTTTGGATAAGAAAATGTGTGATAAAATATTTATGACTAAGGTTTATAAAAAATATGAATGTGATGTGTTTTTCCCTAAAATACCAGAAGAGTTTGTTCTAAATACAGTATCCGATTTTTGTGAAGAAAAGGGTATTTACTATCGTAAATTTGTGTATGGTAAAAATGGAACTAATAAATGGAAAAATCATGAAGAATACCAATACATGTGCTGTCTAAATTCTATTATTAAAACCGGATATAAAAATGTTGATAGAACCGGTATTGGAACTTATTCCCAGTTTGGTATGACTTTTAAATATGATATTAGTAAAACGTTCCCATTGCTTACTACAAAACGAATGTGGGTAAGAGCAATTTTTGAAGAGCTTAAGTTTTATCTAAGTGGTAAAACCGATAATCAGATTCTAAATAATAAAGGTATTACAATTTGGAAGGGAAATACAACCAGAGAGTTTTTAGATTCGAGAGGTCTATCTCATTATCCTGAAAATGATATGGGTGAGTCATATGGGTTTAATTTCAGACACTACGGTGCAGAATACAAAACGTGTAAAGAAGACTATACTGGGAAGGGATTTGACCAGTTAGAATATGTTATTGATCTAATTAAAAATAATCCTTCCAGCAGAAGAATTATTATTGACCTGTGGAATGGATCTACCCTTGCCAACGCGGCACTACCACCTTGTCTATGTAAATATCAATTCTATGTAAATAGTACGGATAATAAGTTGGATTTGATGATATATCTTAGAAGTTCTGATTTCTTTCTGGCTAATAATTGGAATGTTTGTACTGGCGCGTTTCTGGTTTATATGATTTGTAATCTGGAAGGTGTTAAATATACGCCAGGTATGTTGACGGTTGTAACAGGAGACACACATATTTATAGTTCTCATGTAGAACAGGTTGAGGAAAATCTCAAACGAGAACCTAGACCGTATCCGATGCTAAAGGTTAATAAAAAACATACTAATATTATGGATTTTGAATTTGAAGATTTTGAGGTAATTGGTTATGAACCATATCCAAACATCAAAGCTGAAATGGCTGTATAAAAATATTTTATTAATATAATGCGGTTACTAAAACCATTTGTTTCTTTCACATTAGGATTTTATTTTGGTCTTGCTGCTGCTGAAAAGGCTGCAATAGAAAGAGCTAAATCTGAATTAAAAGAGAAGCAATCCGTATAAATATATAATCATATAATAATGAGTCTATTAAAACCTATTATTACATTTACTATTGGATACTACCTACTTAACTATTACAAAAAATATAAGGAAAGTATAAAAGATATTCGGTTAATTGGTGAAGATTTATATAATCTAACAGAAAGGAATAAAGAATTTATGTTATTGCTAATAGTTTCTATTAGTTCTTATTTTATTTAATAATTTTTATATTGTATAATATTATATAATGTCCGTCCATAGGTATAAAGCACATGCTGTAATAAATAATGATTATGAAAAAATAGAAAAAATGTTTACTAAGGAATTAAGTAATTTAAGTATAACAACTTTAGTGGATATAATCCCACCACTCATTAAATGCGTTGAAAAATACAAAGCATTAAATGGTTCAGAAAAAAAAGAATTAGTTTTAGAATTGTTAATACGTTTTATTGATAAAACCGATGGATTTGGTGATGATGCAATTGTTGATCCTATCCTAAAAAGTATCGCGCCTTCTATAATAGATAATCTTATAAAGGTTGATAAGAAAAATATTGTGTTAAAGAAAAAAGGAAAATGCTTCTTTTTTAAAATTTTTTGTTAATTTATTTAGTTTGAGTTATGGACAAGTTGTGATCTTCCCGATGGATCATAACTTACACCATCCCATTCTGTTTTAGGAATCCATCTTGGAACAATGCTACCTTTGTTTGGGAATAGTTCTTCAAAGATTTTTCGGTAGTACCCCTCCTCTTTGTTTTTAACACCATACTGCTTTTGTAGAGACGCAAATTCTACATCTGAAACAGAACTGTTACAGTGCTCAACTAGAGTATCTAGCCAACTATATCCAACACCATCGGTAAATTGTTCCTTCTGTCTCCATAGAATATCATCCGGAAGATAGTCTTTATCAAAAGCAGCCCTTAGAATATACTTTTCAATCTTTTTACATTTAAGTTCTGGGTGAATTGGAATACATTTAGAAATAACCTTCTTATCCAAAAAGGGAACCCTCGCCTCTATTCCCCATGACATAGTAGATTTGTTTGCACGTAGACAATCAAAATGATGAAGTTCGTTAACACGTTTAACACATTCACTGTGAAATTCTTCATTATTTGGTGCCTGGTGGAAATACAAATATCCTCCAAAAATCTCATCAGCTCCTTCGCCTGAAAGAACCATTTTAACTCCATATGATTTAATTTTTCTGGACATTAGGAACATAGGAGTGCTGGCACGAATCGTTGTAACATCAAACGTTTCCAAATGGTAAATCAAATCTTTAATAGAATCCAATCCATCCTGGACTGTAAAACTCAATTCATGGTGTTCGGATTTAAGATAATCGGCAACTTTACGAGCAGCAAGAATATCCGGAGAATTCTTTAGACCGATAGAAAATGTGTGTAATTTCCCACAAAATGAATTCGTTTTTGCTTTAATACTTTTATTGGCAATAGATGCAATAAGACTCGAATCAAGACCACCGCTCAGAAGAACCCCAAAAGGAACATCTGACATTAGACGTTTTTCAACTGCTTCTGTTAGTGAAGTTCTGATAGTTTCTTTAATTTTTTCTTCGTCCATATCTGTCGAGTATTTAGAAGTTTTCCATTCTGGGGTATAATAAATACCAGAATCAATCTGTTCCCATTTAGTAGTATAATCATAACACAAATAAGAACCAGGCGTAACTGCTTCGGCCTTATCTACATCATGAAAACATTTTAGTTCCGATGCGATAGTAAAGGAACCAGAGGAATCATGTCCATGATAGAGAGGGATAATACCAATCGGATCTCTGGCAACAACAACCTTTTTATTTTCAATATCATACAGAATAAATGAAAAAATACCATCAAGCATTTTAATAAAATTAATACCAAATTCTTTATAGAGATAAATAATTACCTCACAATCACTATCAGTATTTCCTTTATATTTATCCCCCAACACTTCACTAAGTAGTGTTTTATAGTTATATATTTCCCCATTCACTGATAGAATATATTTACCACACTCTGAAATGATTGGCTGTGAACCATTATCAACACCAATAATAGAAAGACGCTCATGACAAATAGCAATTTTTTCATCCGGAGAATAGTACATCCCATTCCAGTCAGGACCACGATGACGCATCAATTTACTTTTATTAAGGTAATACTCACGTTCCCTAATGTCACCAAGAACACCAAGAATGCCGCACATTATAATTATATTGATTAATTCATTCTTAAGTATGTTTTAATTAAACTTTTGAATCTAAGTCTTCAATAGTAAGAATGGTTGTATTTGTAGGAACATCCGTAAAAAAGAAAAATGCATAGGTGTTCCTGAAATTATTTTTTTCAATAATATCTTTTTTTGTTTCTTCTGAAACAACAGGATCAGAGATTGGATAAAATACAGACTTTAACTCATCACCCTTAGTAAAGTTAAATAGAGCTCCTAATTCATTATATCTTTGTCTTTCTGTAATATATAATTGTATTAATTCTGGTTTTTTATTTTCAAAAATAGATAACAAACGGTTTTGAACTTCGGCCATTGATAAAATATTAAAGACTCTCCTTTAAATCCATAATTTTAAACTTTAGTCTTTTTGAAATCGCTTCGTGGTTTTGTATTTCTTCAAAATCTGAAAGAATTTTTTTTCTATCATATACATTCATTTTCTTAGAAATAGTGCTACAAATCTTTTCTATACACAGGATAGAATCTTCAACAAAATCTGTATTTGAAGTTTTAAGAATTGTTTTAAGATTAGAGATAATAGTATTAAGTGTATCAATCACCAACGAATATTCAATAATATTATTTAGATAAAGTTCTCCTAGAAATTGCGAATATCCCTTTTTAAATAATTTTAGTTTATTATTCTCGCAAAATTCATCATAGGTTAGACCAAAATTGTCTTTTATATTGTTTTTTATAGAAACATTTTTAAATTCATTACTCTTTTCAACGATATAATCCATAATTTCCTTCTTATCTTCTGCCTTTTCCAGAAATTGTTTAATAATTTTAACGTAATAGGTACAATAAATAGATTGGGATGTAGATAATTTAAAAATATTTTCAATAAGAAATGGTGTTAGTTTGTGTTCTTTGCATATATCAAACATAATTTTAAACATATCATTATAGTTATTTGGTGTAATTTTATTTAGATAACTAACCAATTCATTTTTTTTCTTATCAACCATAGAAAAATCCTGTTTAAAATAAGTTTTTTTTTTTAAATTAAATAGGTCACTAAATAATTTATCAATGTCTTTATTGCTAGCAACATAATTCTTTTTTATTTCAAAAAATTTGTCGGTATTATAAATAATAGATGTCATTTAATTTATTGTGTTTTTTCTTTTAAATAATATATTATAATATATAAATGATACAGCTGTATATGGCATTGGGATTATTAGGATTTTTATACGTCAACAATAAAAAAGATGATGAAACTAAGGAGGTAAAGGAGTCATTTAATTCTAAACCGAAACAACTCAGTGTTCAAGATAATGAAGTTAAAGGTGCCGATGAACAAAGGAAACTTAATTTACTAAATAAACAGCCGGTTTTAAAGAGACAACATAATGAAACTTATATAGGACAACAGTTCGCTAACGGATTAACACCTAAAAGTAAATTCTTAACTAAGGAAAATTTCTTAATGGATGATACTGGAATGGTTCCTATGTATTCTGAAATAGATAAAACTATAGAAGATCCTAATAAAGAAAGATTGATGCAAAGAGAAAATAGAGTCTTCCAAGCACTTAGTGGTAAAAGTGAATTTAATTATAAAAAATCTGAATCCAGACCTTTTTTTAAACCAGTTAAAAACCTAACACATGTTAATGGTGCCCCAAATATTAATGAATATGAAAAGGACCGTCTCCATAGGTCTAGTATAAGACGAGGTGAACTTCCTTTCGACCAAATTAAAGTTGGTCCTGGTTTAGGTCAAGAATATGGTAATAAACCAACAGGTGGATTCCACCAAGCAGAAATTCAGGATATTATTAGACCTAAAACTATAGATCAGCTTAGAACTAAAAATAATCAGCAAATCAGTTATAAAGGTGTAGTTATTAAAGGTAAATCTATTAATGGTAAACGTAAACACATTGGTAGAATTAGTAAAAGACGTCCTGATACCTTCTATAAAAACGACCAGTCCCGTTATTTCAAGACTACTGGTGCATATCTTAAAGATAAAAATCGTTTGAATTTTAATGTTGATGAAAAAACAACTAATAGAACAAGAAGTAGAGCCTTTTTAGGTCCTGCTAAATCTGATAAAAATTATCATAAAATAAATCCTAATGTTAAAAAATCTACTAAAAATAACTATAAAAATGATGGAGTTAGAAACATTCATTCTAAGGGAACATGGAGTTCTGTAGAAAAAATCTCTGATTATGGCAAACATACCTTTATTGCCTATCCAAATGAAAGAGATGTTACACAGCAAAGAACATATAAATCTAACTTTAATACTACAGTTAAGTCTATCATTTCTCCATTATTAGATAAATTTAAAAGAACTAAGAAAGAAAATTTCGAAGGTAATATCCGACCAGAAGGTAACCTTGGTATGAGTGTACCTAAAAAACAAACAGTATATGATCCAAATGATATAGCTAGAACAACAATAAAAGAAACTACTATTCATAACAAACGCGAAGGTAATATAAAAAGTGGTGAGAAAAACAAAGTGTATGAATACGATACACTACCCAAAATAACTATTAGAAATACACTCGATAATGTAGATACTAATTTGAATATAGGTACAAACACACCCAAATTAAAACAGTTTTCTAATCAGCCTATTAAAGCTACTATTAAACAAACAACTATAGAACAAAAGAATCATGGTCAACCTAAATTCAACAAAGATGGTGGTTACCAGATTGCTAATGCAAAAGCACCTAATACGAATCGTCAGTTTACATCTAACCATAAGTATTCAGGTATTGCTGGTTCTAAAAACAAACTACCTAAATCATATGATGCTTCCTATAATGCTTCATTAAATATTAATAAAGAACTAATTTCAAAAGGTAGAGCTCCAACATTATCTGGTGCTAAAAAGAGTATAGGTAGTAAAGATGTACAAATTACCCATAAAAAACAAATGGCTGAAACTAAAACACAAAGGCCTAGAAGTTCTGTTAAAGTTAGCAAAGGACAAACAAAAATAAACCTTTCTAATTATAGGGACCATTCTTATAGCGATAATTCCGATAGAATTAATCCAGAATTATTATCTTCATTAACAGATAATCCATATCATATTAAAACTGCTGGAAAATATGATTATCCTATTGTAGAAATTGATGATAAATCTAATAATTTTAAACCTAAAGAAAGTACAGGACTAACTATGGAACAACAAATACAACAAGAAATTGATAAATTATAATTTGCGTTATAAACATTTTTTATTTATATTTTTTTTATAATATGGAAGAAGGAAGTTTAGCAGTTCTTGTCGACGCTAAGACTGAATATACCCAACAATTTATAAACATTTTGAAACCATGTGTCTATAAAACGGTCCATAAACTTTTTATAAAATCTAAGGAATCCAAATATGTTTTGAAAAAATTCCAAGAGGAATTAAGTCAAATACCTCTTTGGAATCAAGATATAATAGATAAAGAATACAACAACATTATGTCTATGTCTAATTGCGATTGGTTAGAGGATCTTATTACTGCGGTTTTTATGAGCCATACACGTATTTTAACATCTATCAACATGAATAAAGATAAAGGTAAAATTAATCTTAACATACCTAAAAGAAGTCATTTCATTCATAAATGCTATGTTGATGTTGCAAGAAATATTTGGAAAAATTCTTTACTCTTTGATGACCGTGTTTCCAATAAAGATAAACAAAAGAATCGAAGAGAATGTGATAAAATTATAGAAAAATCTATTATAGAAACTATAAGGAAGGAACTACCTCTTAAAGATTTACTAAAGGAATACTTGAATAATGATTTTATTACTAATGTTAATCCTATTAGATCATCTATAATTAGTAAACTTAACAACTATTCTGATGAAAAATTAAATGAAATAAAAACATATTTAGAAACTGAACCTAAAAAAGAAGTCAAGGAAGAAGTGAAGGAAGAAGTCAAAGAGGAAGTCAAAGAGGAAGTCAAAGAGGAAGTCAAAGAGGAAGTCAAAGAGGAAGTCAAAGAGGAAGTGAAGGAGGAAGTCAAAGAGGAAGTGAAGGAGGAAGTCAAGGAGGAAGTGAAGGAGGAAGTCAAGGAGGAAGTCAAGGAGGAGGTGAAAGAGGAAGCGAAGGAGGAAGTGAAGGAGGAGGCG